AATGGTAATACTGGTCTTGCCTACTAATTAGTAGCTAAGGAAACAAACAGGGGGCTGAGAGCAAAATAAAGCTCTCAGCCCTCTTCTTATATCCTATATAAAGGTAGGTAGAAATGTATAAATATAAAAGCACTTGTAGATTTCCCATGCTCATTGATACTGGATCGGTAATTATGGAGATTAGACCTCAACAAACTATAGAAATTCCTACCCCAATAACTTATCCTAATTTGGTATGGTTAAATCCTCCTAAGCCAGAAAAGAAAGTTACTAAAAAAATAAAAAAAGAAAAACTAAAGGAAGTAAAACATGGCAATGATAGGCAAGCCTCAGGTACTTAGTTACGGAAATTCATTTGCTACGGCATATGGAACTAATTTGGAGGATGCAACTCCAAAGGGGGATATTTCTAGGGATAAACTTAATGTAGGAACTTTAGGAGAGACTGCGGAGTTATCTCATTTTGATGAAAATGTCAAAGATTTTGTTCTAGCTAGATTAGGCCACCCAGTAGTTAGAGTGGAGCTTACTGTACCTCAAATCAAGACTTGTGTAGATGAGGCAGTAACCAAACTTCAGTATCATGCTCCTATGTGGACTAAGCAGTTTGCTACCTTTGGGGCATCAGCAGGGATTAACATATATGAGATCCCCCCATATATTTTAGATAATCTTGAGTATGTAGTTTATCATAAAACTTTATTAACTATTCAGCAGAAGGCTGGAACTCTGGAATTTGACTTTTTCATTAAGTATTTCCAGGACAACTTCTTATTCCAAAACTTTGGAGTAGCTGATTTTTATCTTCTTCAAAGTAATTTGGAGCAGATGAGAAAGATTTTGGGTATGGAAGGTACTTGGGACATAATTAATAATCAATACCTTCAGCTTTATCCAGCCCCAGTAACAACTCCAGACCAAGTAATCTTGGAGTATAGAGCGTTAGATTCTAATACTATTCATCCAGCGTATAGAAATTGGATTCAGCGATATGCTTTGGCTATTGCAAAAGGAATTCTCGGTGAAATTAGGGGGAAGTATACAACTTTACCTTCCCCTGGTGGAGGAGCATCTTTGAATGGACAACAATTAATCGAGCAAAGTATTAGAGAGAAAGAGATTTTAGATAAAGAACTTCTAACTGAGTTGGAAGAACCTATTCCATTCACATTATTCTAAATGAGTAAAGATAACTACAAGATTAATATAGATATGCCTCCCCTGGTAGATCTAGATGAGATGTCAGAAAGCGAGCTTAGTCTTTTTGATCTTAATAATCCCGATAGAGCCTTATTTAATTTGGTAGATGATGAGCTTATAAAGTTATCTGGATCTAAACTTTATTTCTACAAGTACTATCAGTCCAAAGAGTATGATGAGGTTTATATGGAAGCTCCGAATAAGCCTATAGCAAGGGAAGGGGTTGCAGTATTTGGTCATTACGAGCCTAAAGTACTAGAAGAAAATTTAACTCAGTTCGGGATAGAATTAACAAATGATCAGCTATTCACTTTTAATAAGAGTTATATTGAGCGCAAGATAGGACGAACCATTATTCCTGGTGATATTATTCAACCTCACTTCCAAAACCAAAAGTATGAGATCTTTCAGGTTCAAGAAGATAGTTTTGAGGCTTATGGAGTTTATCACTTAATTTGTTCTGCTAAACTTCTTCGGGATTCTAGGGATGTTCAAAATACACCTCTTACCAACTATAGTGAGAACATAGGAGGAAGCATCTATGGCGAATGAAGTTAATATCATTGATAATATGGGGACTGAAGTATTTTTAAGTTCAGTTTCAAGTGCTAGAAATGCTGATAAAATTTTTAGGGACTTTATTGTAGCGGCTACTAGAAAAGAACACAACATTAGTTTCTTATACAAAGAAACTTTAAGGGCTATAATACATCAATTTAGTAATCTTTCTTATATAAATACTGAAAATGAAATTATTTCTATAAAATGTATGCATGCTAATCCTGAGAGGACAATAGCTAAACTTACACAAGAGACTAATATTATTCTACCAGTTATTTCTGTAAGCCAAGCTACTTCTGAGGAGGATGCTACTAGAAACCGATATAATCCAATGATTATTTATGAGAAGGTTTGGGATAGTAATTCTCAAAGAGCTTATAGAGTGGCTAGTTTAGCCCCAAAACCAGTTAATATTACTTACACAATTAATGTTTGGTCTAAGTATAAGTCTATTTTAGATCAACTTGTGGAACAAGTAAGGTTGATGTTTAATCCAAGTATAGCTGTTAGAACCCCCTTTAGTTCAAAAACAAAGGCTTATTTGACTAATGAGGCAGATAATTCAGCCTATGAGGTGGGAGATAGAGAAGAAAGAATTATTAAGAAATCTTTTGATATCCAGGTTCAAACCTATATTCCAAACCCTAGGTTCCTTGTTACGGCAACAGGAGAAATCCGTCAACTTAAGTATGAAGTGGAAACAGGAAAATAAGGGTTTCAAAAAAATAAAGCAATAAATACCTTATTGTATAGTAAATAAGATAGAAGGAAATTTTTTATGAAAAAGCTCCAAAACACTGGATACCAATCCATTAATGTATGTGTAAAAACCTCTAAAGGCTCAAAATTTGTCTGGTTAAAGCCCAGAGAGTCGGTAGTGGTTAAAGATAGTGCAGTATCTGATCAAGCTAAAGTTCTTCATAGTCGCAGAAGAATTAAAATAGCCTCAATATAGGAAATAAATTATGCCAAACTTCGTTTCTCCCGGCGTTTATGTTGTAGAAAAGGACATATCTGAGTATTCTCCAACGCTAAATTCATCCATAGTGGGTATTGTAGGTTTTGCTACAAAAGGCCCTACTAATAAACCTACTCTAATCACTTCTCCACAACAGCTAATTTCCACTTTTGGACCTCCTTCGGAGGGTCTTTATGGTCAGGGGCTAGAAGGAGCTTTAGAGATTTTAGAAGCAACAAACCAAATCTACTTTGTTAGGGCTGCTGATGATTCTACTAGTGTTGCTGCATCTGCTATGGTTCCTTTTGGTGCTTGCCCAACTGTAGTTGTTTCTGCTTTTGATGTTGTTGGGAATGGTTGGGGCACACCTAACAGTTCTTCTATTACACTAAAAGTTCAAAGTTATGATAACAATAGTGTAGCTCAATTTGCATCGCCCCAATCCTTCACTATTACATCAGGTATTACAGCTACTACTGGGGTTGCAGGGGCAAATGAAGCTATGCGCTCAGTAATTGGTGGAAATCTTCCTTATGCTAATGTTTTTGCTGGATCTATAGTGAATTCTGCTGGAACAGATGTATCAGCAGCTATTTGTGGAGCATATTCTGGCGGATCTGCTAGAATTGTGGTTTCAGCCTATGACCACAATGATGTTGCTGTGGCAGTATTAGGTGAGTATTGTCATTCTGGTACTATTAATGGTGCTTTAGCTACTACTATAACAGCTTATGGGGCGGGTATACCCAATACTGCTACTAGTGCTGGTCCTGCTTATTATGTGGAAGCATTATACCCAGGTACGGGCTATAATCTATCAACCAATAGTGCAGGAGATACTATAGGTAATTCTATTGAGATTGCAAGTTTTGGGGATGATGAAATTCTCTTATCAGTTAATGAAGATGGTTCAGTAAGAGAAAATTTCAGTACCACTTTAAAAGATACTGCTGGAGCATTTATTGAGGATGCTATTAATATTGGAGATACTGATCTAAAATCAGATAGAATTAAAGGTTATGTGGTATCTGGCTCTACAATGACTGATATATCTTTTGATGGTATTACTGCTGCTTATTGGGGTGCTTCTGCTGATGTAGGGAATGTCTTTGGAACAACAATGGCTTTCTCTCAGTATATAAATGGTGGTACTTCCAGCTTTGATGGAGCCCCTTCCTTCATCAAGCCAGTAGAAGGTTCTTATAGCCTAGTTGGTGGTACTGATGGCATGAGTGCTGATACTGATGTTTTAGATGCTGCTATAATTGGTTCTCAAGCTACTACACCTAAAACTGGTATGTAT